CTGAGACCCTGGAGAAACTTTCTTCCATGGAGTCTAAAGATCTGGTCGATGCTTACTTTAGGTATCAATCCCAACTAGAACCACAGCAACCTGTTGGACGTGAGATGACTGATCAAGAGGTCAATCAAATCTACAACAGTGTTGGTGGTCAACAGCAGTATCAACAGATGACACAGTGGGCTGCAGACAATCTCGATGCAGATACTGTTCAAGCTTTTGACAACGTTATCGATACTGGTAACGTGGCTGCTATCAACCTTGCTCTGCGAGGTCTTCAATCTCAATACAATGATTCCGTGGGCTACGAAAACAACATGCTACAAGGTAAACCTGCACAGTCTGTCAACGGTTACCGTAGTCAAGCGGAGGTTGTTCGAGACATGAACGATCCTCGTTATGACCGTGACCCTGCTTATCGTCAGGAAGTCATGGACAAACTTGCAAACTCTAACATTAACTTCTGATGTCTACTGTTGTTGAAGACGGTGGACGTACCAACATTTACGCAAAAGAACCACCCATCATTATGACTGATCATCCCTACGGCGTGCCTCACAATGAGCGTGCTGAAAAACTGAACGGTCGCCTGGCTATGCTGGGCATCATGGCAGCCTTCGGCTCCTATGCTTTCACTGGACAAATCATTCCTGGTATCTGGTAATGCCTTACGGACCTGGCACCTACGGTAAACCCGTCAAGAAAGGTGGCAAGAAAAATGGCGGCAAAAAAAAGTAACGTCAGCCTAAAGATTGGTAAACACAAATCACGTACCGGCGGCTTGACTGCTGCCGGTCGTGCAAAATACAACCGTGAAACGGGATCGAACCTCAAGGCTCCTCAGCCTGAAGGTGGTCCACGTAAGCGGTCCTTCTGTGCTAGAATGTCTGGTGTAAAAGGACCGATGAAAGACAGCAAAGGCTGACCCACCCGTAAGGCTCTTGCCCTACGCAAATGGAAATGTTAAATGCCTAAGCAAAAACCTGGTCTATACGCCAACATCCACGCCAAGCGTAAACGTATCGCTGCTGGCAGTGGAGAAAAAATGAGGAAGCCTGGGTCCAAAGGAGCACCCACGGCTGCACAATTTAAACGCTCCGCTAAAACTGCTAAAAAAAAGTAACACTCAAATGAAATTTCTCGCTATCCTCCCCGCAACCCTGATCGCCGCTGCCCCTGCACTGGCTGGTCCTTACGTGAACGTTGAAGCTAACTCTGGCTTTACTGGTTCTGACTACTCTGGTACCTCTACTGACTTCCACGTCGGTTACGAAGGTTCCTCTGGTGTGCTTGGTTATTACATCCAAGCTGGTCCTTCTGTGATCTCGCCTGATGGCGGTGAAGCAGAAACCAAATTCACTGGTAAGACTGGTGGCTCTGTTGCTGCAAGTGAGAAGCTTGATGTCTACGGTGAAATTAGTTTTGCTGCCGACACTGTTAACTCCTATGGCACCAAAGTTGGTGTGAAGTATAAGTTCTAACTTCTACTGTGGTGGGAGGGAGGCACAACGTACTTACATACTTAATTACATGACTGCAACGATTGCATTAAAAAGAGAGAATGCTTGGGAGCATTTCTGTTCCTGGGTCACCTCTACTAACAACCGTCTTTATGTAGGATGGTTCGGAGTCCTTATGATTCCGTGCCTCCTTGCCGCTACAACTTGTTTTATTATCGCCTTTGTTGGCGCACCACCTGTTGACATCGATGGAATCCGAGAACCCGTCGCTGGCTCCCTGCTGTATGGTAACAACATCATATCAGGAGCCGTCGTTCCGAGCAGCAATGCCATCGGACTACACTTCTACCCAATTTGGGAAGCTGCTACACTTGATGAATGGCTGTACAACGGCGGTCCATTCCAACTCACCGTATTCCACTTCCTCATTGGCGTCTTTGCTTACATGGGACGAGAGTGGGAACTTAGCTATCGACTAGGGATGAGGCCCTGGATCTTTGTTGCGTACTCTGCTCCTGTCGCCGCTGCGACTGCTGTGTTCCTTGTTTATCCGTTTGGACAGGGCTCTTTTTCTGATGCTATGCCCTTGGGGATATCCGGCACCTTCAACTACATGCTGGTTTTCCAGGCTGAGCACAATATTCTTATGCATCCTTTTCACATGCTGGGTGTGGCCGGCGTATTTGGTGGGAGTTTGTTCTCTGCTATGCACGGTAGCCTGGTCACGTCGTCACTTATTCGTGAGACGACTGAAGAGGTTTCACAGAACTATGGTTACAAGTTTGGTCAGGAAGAAGAGACTTACAATATTGTTGCTGCTCACGGCTATTTTGGTCGGCTTATCTTCCAATATGCTAGC